CCCTAGTCCGTAGTATCTCGGGTCAGTGGCGAAGGGGTCCTTACTGCATGGCCTTACAGGCTTACTTCCGACATGAGGAAAAATCGATGAAAGTTGTCATCATACGCGGTCTCCCTGGCTCCGGTAAGTCCACCATGGCCAAGGAAATGGCGAAGGAGACAGGGATGGTACATGTCGAGACGGACATGTACTTTGAAAAAGACGGAAGGTACGTATTCAATACAAAATTGCTTCCCGAGGCACATAAGTGGTGCCAAGAGCAAGCAAGAAATGCTCTAAAGTCGGGTAAAGGTGTTATCGTCTCTAACACTTTTACCCGAGTGTGGGAGTTTCAGCCATACATCGACATGGCAAAGGAATTTGGAGTTCCTTGCCAGGTCATTACGGCGAAGGGAAACTTCCAAAATGTTCACTTCGTTCCGGATCACTCCATTCAGCGTATGAAGGAGCGGTGGGAAGAGTTTGAAGAGGGCTAATGGTCCTCTTCTTTTTTTTTTTGAGATTTAAACCAACAACATATATATTAACTGGGATAGTTAGATATTCTTTAAAATTAAAAGGTATCTCAATCATCTGAACTAAGGAGTGATTTAATGCTCAATCTCACATTCTACAATCTATCTGTAAAGATAGAAACAAACGACCAAAGATTTATAGATTTCCTTAATGAATTTCTCAATCATTTCTATGTATCTAAACAGCAAGGGTTTGGAAAGAACTCGTCTGTAGAATATAAACCTTTCTATAGTAAGTTAAAAGATTACACTGTTTACTACATTCACAATAATCAGTTTATTCATTTCTACAACTATCTAGAAAAGATAGGTTATAAACTAGAAGTGAATAACAAGATAGATAAAAGAGACTATAAGGTAGTCGAAGCAGATTTCGAAATAAGAGAAGGATGGACTCTAAGAGACTATCAAGTTCCTATAGTCGAATTTCTATTAGATAATCCAACTAAAAGTAAGCTAGTACCTCTTCCAACAGGTTACGGCAAGACTCTCGTATCTTTATGGGCTATAGCTAAGTTAAGACAAAGACTTGGTATAGTCATTCTTCCTGTATTCATAGATAAGTTCGTACAGGATATTGTAAAGATACATAAAGCAAAACCAGAAGACATAATGGTTATTCAAGGATCAAAGGCTCTAAGAGCTCTTATTGATCTAGCAAAATCAGATAGCCTCAACACCGATTACTTTATTTTCTCAAACAGAACTCTCTATGAGTATATAACCACATATGAAGAAGATCCAGAGCTCTGTGTGGAAATGTATGGAGTTGAACCTGTGGAGTTATTTCCTCTGTTAGGTATAGGTGTAATGTTGATAGACGAATCTCATATGCACTTTAACAGTGTATATAAGATACTTGTGCATACTAACGTGAAATATCAGATAGGGTTAACTGCAACTCTTATGTCTGATGATTCCGTAGTAAAGAGAATGCACAAAATAGTCTATCCAAACAACTGCATTTACACAGAAATAGAAGATGATCGTTATGTAGACATCTATGCAATAAACTACACCATCTCAGAAAGATGTTTAAAGTTTATTCGAACAACAAATTTTGGATCTTCTACTTATAACCATATAGCCTTTGAGAAGAGCATATTAAAGAAAGATTTCCTTCTTAATGGTTATATAAAGGTTATACAAGAAGCCATAGAGATCTACTATATAGACAAGTATGAAACAGGTGACAAACTTCTCATATTTGTCTCTACTATAAATCTAGCCACCATACTCACAGAAAGGCTACAAGAGCTTTATGGTGATAAGTTTAAAGTGGCTAGGTATTGCGAGGAAGACCCTTATGATAACCTCATGAATAGCGACATCATTGTTAGCACAAATATATCTGCTGGCACTGGTGTTGATATACCTAATTTAAGAGTTTGTATTCAAACAGTGAGTATTAGTTCTCCTGTTATGAATATTCAGTCTCTAGGTAGACTGAGAAAGATACCAGGTAAAGATGTAAGATTCTGCTATATCTATAGCGGAAATATAGCCAAACAGGTACAATACCATAGAAGAAGACAAGAACTGTTTAGTAGCCGTGCGGCTAATCACGTGCTAGTTAAATCAAGAGCAGGCATATATTAATAACCAGAGGCTTAGTAGCCTCTGGTTTTTTTATTTGAATTTTATTTAATCATATATATAATGAACTGGTATAGGTGTAGAGGCTTTATTCCTCTTCGGGCTCTGCGCTATTTTTCAATAAAGAGGCAAAGGAGCATTAAATAAATATTAAAGAGACTGGAGACTCTGGGATAGTGGTGCCACATGGCGATAAGTGTTATGGATATAAGGAGACCTGGGAAAATCATGGCATCAATTTTAATCACGGCAGTCTCCTATACCTTTTAACATACACCAAAGAGTTCGAATGGAGTCAACTACCCTGGCCTAAAGACCAGGGCTTGTAAAGGTGCCGCCTAGTCAGCATCAGCACCTTAAGCAAGATACCCAAGTAGTTGTACTAGCCTGTCCTCAGAGGAAAGCTGAACCCGTAAGGCTGACAACCTACTATAGTACCTACGGATGTTCCCCTAGTCCGTAGTATCTCGGATCAGTGGCGAAGGGGTCCTTACTGCATGGCCTTACAGGCCTCCAAACGGAGTAACAGCATGGACCAAGACCTCATCATTCCACCTTCACCTTCACCTAAAAGGAGAAGAAGGGCCAGCTTAACACTAAGCTTATAGAGATCCTCTATAGAAACCACGTGGCTTAAGAGATACAACACGTCTCCTCCCCGGACTGAAGTCCGGGGACTCCGACGTGGAAAAAATCGATGAGCGGAAAAAACAGGAGCGAAAATGAACATTTCGAAAGAAGTAAAAGATAAAATCTCCGAGTATATCTTGGAGCAATTAAGGACCGAGTGGTTTTACGGAGCACAAAACAGCGCTCCGCCTGCTAACAAAAAACAGGCCGATTCTGTCACCGAGGAAATCATCCAATTGTTTTTGGGAAATCAAGACAAAACAAACCTCGAGAAATAATCTTTCACCCAGTGATGGTAAGTTGGTTCTCGTCATAGATGCAACTGGTGACCCTACCGTAAACTATGGTTCTTCTTTCTATATCTGGAGATCTGCCAAATCTAGCTGGATAAAGATCTCTGAATGTCAACTACCCTGACCTAAAGGCCAGGGCTTGTAAAGGTGCCGCCTAGTCAGCATCAGCACCTTAAGCAAGATACCCAAGAGGAAAAAAGGATGGTTCGCCATCACAGACAAAAAAGGAAGATTAGAAAAGTTCGTGGAGTGTCAACTACCCTGGCCTAAAGGCCAGGGCTTGTAAAGGTGCCGCCTAGTCAGCATCAGCACCTTAAGCAAGATACCCAAGTAGTTGTACTAGCCTGTCCTCAGAGGAAAGCTGAACCCGTAAGGTTGACAACCTACCATAGTACCTACGGATGCTCCCCTAGTCCGTAGTATCTCGGGTCAGTGGCGAAGGGGTCCTTACTGCATGGCCTTACCGGCTTACTTCCGACATTATGACGGAAGTGGATGTAATGTAGTTCGTCTAAGCTTTCATCGTTTACCTTAGTGTTCATTAAGAAGAGGGTTAATAGCCCTCTTCTTTTTTCTTTTTTTAATCTTCTCGGTATAATATGATAAGATGAAGGGAAAGATTCTTAATGGACACGAAAATACTTCTAATCAAGATTATCACACTCATTTACCGGTGCAGGTTAATTGGTAACACAGATAACGACGATCTTGTTAGAACAATCATCAACACCATAAAGGTTGATCTACCAGAGTTCAACTTTAACGGACATAATGTCCTTAAGGCTCTTAAAGACTTTGTGGTTCAGCTGCTTGAAGAAAAGGAGGCTATTGTTAAGGAAGTAATTCTTCAGCACCTCTCTATTATTCTTGAGAACGAACCAAAAATTCTTAGCATTGTTAAAGAAGCGATTGAACCAGATTACGATGATTCTACCAACAAACGCATTATTACATCTCTGGTAAAGACCCTTACAAATCAGTATAAAGAATATGTCGCTATAGAAATTCTAAATAAGGCAGCATATGATCTTAAGTTTAACAGAAGCAAGATAAACAACTTTAGCGATTATCTAAAGAACCTTCTGACTAATCTTGAGCCTCTGACGAATATCACAACAAGCCTTAAAGATCCCGCTCTTGTTAATGAAGTTGACTTTGAAAACCCAGAATCAGTTAATAGTATATTTGAAGAAGTTAAAAAGATAAACAACAATACAGGCACATATAAGCTTGGTTGGCAAGCTTTAAACAGAATGCTTCAAGGTGGTCTTCGTAGATCAGCAGATAATCTTGTCTCAATCGGTGCACTACAGCATAAGTACAAAACAGGTTTCTCGCTGACTTTGTTTATGCAGCTAGCTATGCATAATCATCCTGTATCTTTTAAAGGAGAGGAAGATAAAAAACCTCTACTTCTAAGAATCTCCTTTGAAGATAGCCTAACAAATAACATGCAATTTATGTATCAGTATTTAAAGGCATCTGAAGGCGTCTACATTAAGCAAACAGATTTTGATACCATTGATAGCAAAGAGATGTCAAACTACATTCTGTCTAAACTGACAGCTACTGGTTTTCATATAAAGATGATGCGTGTAAATCCATCTGAGTGGACTTATACCAGCGTACTAAATAAGATAATCGAACTCGAAGCACAGGGCTATTGCGTACATGTTTTAATGCTTGATTACGCTACACTTCTTAATACAGCAGGATGTACTGTTGGTCCTGCTGGAACAGACAAGAAAGATCTGTTACGTAGACTGCGTAATTTTTGTGCAGCTAGAAACATTATCTTTATTACTCCTTTGCAGCTTTCTTCAGAAGCTAAAATGCTTCTTAGAAATGGCATTCCAGAACACGATTTTGTAAACCAGGTAGCAGAACGCGGTTTCTACGATGGTTCAAAAAGCATCGATCAAGACCTCGATTGCGAGCTATTCATACATCTATTCTCACATAAGAGAAAGAAGTATCTTGCAGTAAGAAGAGGCAAACATCGAATTCCTGGAATCATTCCTGACGAAGATAAGTATTTCCTGCTAAAGTTCCCAGGACTTAATATTCCTATTTTGCCAGACGTAGATGGTGAGGATAGTAGCTATAGTAAGCTACCCAAAGACTTCGATGATAACGGTACTAACATTCTTGATGAAGTTTTAAACTAAATAGATTAAATATACCACTAGGGAATTAATTCCCTAGTGGTTTTTTTTTTAATACATATATAGTAATAGAATCAATCCAAGGAGAAACACGTTGACACTAGAAATTAAAGTTTCAGATAAAAACACTCTAATCCCTCTGGCTCTTGAAATATATGCTAATCGTCTATACAGAAAAGACGGTATAATAAAACACGACATAAGAAGACTCATAGGAGAATACTTAGAAAATAGAAGAATAGTAAATTATAAGTATAGCTGGATAAGTAATAAACAAAAGTACTCTAGACCAAAGGAAATTATTTCTGTGGCATATAAAGACGGAATTCCTGTAGGTTGCCTAGTTATAGTCAATTTTCAATCAAATGTCTATGTGAAAAAAGAATACAGAAAACAGGGAATTGCCTCTAAACTATTCTTAGAGACAGCTAAGGTGTACCGTATAGGACAAAATATCATTAATTTTGGAAAATCAGCTGCGGCTAAAAAACTTAAGAGAAGATTTAAAATTCCTGGCACATTTAGAGAATACTGGAAATTAAAAGCCTCAGGGAAAAATATCTTCGATCCACCCGTCTGATTCCGATAATTAGTACTTAGACTTGAACCTGTAGTTTGAATATTACGGGTTCTTTTTTTTTAACTTGTGTAATAATAGTCTGATTAGACCGGCCACGAAAAAAGTTTTAACTACAACTTACCTGGAGAAAAAATTATGCGCTTTCGAAATGTTTTTGTTGGTATTGGTAGCCTGTTGACATTTTTGCTTTTGCTGATGTCTGATCCAGATGGTGGGTTTGTAGAGAATCTGCCGTTTGGTTCGGCTACAGTTGCCACCATTGTAATTCTTGCTTCAAGCATTCTGTATATTGGTTTGTTGCATTTTGCAAGAAAGGGTCTTTTTGATTACCTGGATCTGGAAGTTTTCTTTAAGAAGGCTTTGCAAACTCCAGAAGGTGCAGGTTATGCCCTTATTGCTGTAGCAATTGCGATGGTAGCTATTTCTATCGTGATCTTTGCTGCCACGAATTAATTGTTTTGAGTATATTTTTATTTGCATATATATTAGTTGACAGTTATACCCGCCTGTAGCTCAGCTGGATTTGAGAGCACAAACCTTCTAAGTTTGGGGTCGCAGGTTCGAGTCCTGCCAGGCGGGCCATATTCAAACTAGCCCCTAGGTAGAATCCTATGACCTTTTTTAATATAGGGAGAAACATATGATCGTAAATAAGGAATATGTGGTAGCAAAGAAGGATCTGACAAGGGAATTTAACTCCCTGTCAGATAGAGAAAAATTTGAAAGGCTAATGGAAGATGTTAAAACTAGATACCCATATGTACACAAGCAACTTAACTTGCTTATCGGGTATCCTGAATTTGGCATGATGATCAAAAAGTTTCTGGTAACTGATCGTGATGGACGACAGGGATTTAATCCAGAAACTGTGCAGGATCTTCTTAAGCTCGATGAAATGCATCGAGCTGCCTATAACGTATAAAGAGAGAACACCAGGGAAATAACCCTGGTGTTCTTTTTTTTTTTCAATATGCTACAGCTTTTCCATTTTGAAGCATGAGGTCACTAATGTTAACATCATTAAAAATAATTTCTCCTATCGATCTACCATACTTATCGTATTTTTTCGACTCTAGATAGACAGAAGAACCTACTGGTAAGTTAGTCGATAGGAACTGTTTAGCGTCCTTTCCTTCTGGAGTCGATATCTCTGGTGCGTTAATTCTACCCAATCTAACTCTAACTCTTTTAAACACACTAAATCCAAGATCTGTCATTAAGTCAACTGTATCGCCATCAATTACCGCAACCACAGTTGCGCTGTACTTATACAATTCCATCTTTATTCTCCGATTAGACCAAATCATTTTTTAATTCAGAGTTAATGTCTTGATCAACAAAAAGGATCAATCATGTCTAAAGATAAAGACAACACCAAAGAAATTTTTTACTCTGATCTAAATTTAGATACTACTGTTAAGATGTTAAAAAAGCAATTTAATACTTCCTCCAACATAAAGATAGACTTAACAGACGAGGAGTTGTTTACCAAAGAACATTGTCAACTACCCTGACCTAAAGACCAGGGCTTGTAAAGGTGCCGCCTAGTCAGCATCAGCACCTTAAGCAAGATACCCAAGTAGTTGTACTAGCCTGTCCTCAGAGGAAAGCTGAACCCGTAAGGC